TGCCCAAATTCCTTGTGCGCGATGGCGACCTGATCCGCCTGCACGACGTATTTGGCGAGAACTGGGATGTTGCCCAAGGCTTTGAGCCCTTCATCTACGCGAGGAACATGAATTTGGCATGGGAGCGCACCTCGGGCGATGTGCTGATCGCTGGCGACGATGTGTGCTTTGGGGAGCCCTTCGCAGCGAAACTCCAAGAGGTCGCTTACTCCGACCCGCGCATCGGCTTCGCGGTCCCGGAGCTGGGAGGTCAGTCCGCCTTTGTGTGTGCCTATGTGAAGCGCGAACTGATCACCCAAGTAGGCCCCCTAGACGAGCAGTTCTCCGGCTACGGCTTCGAGGACAACGACTATTGCCGCCGCTTTGAGGCCCTCGGTTGGCGTACCCAGCCCACCACCGAGGTAAAAGTCCGTCACGACTCCACCGCTTCGAGCTACCACCGCCGCATGGCTGAGTCCGGCGACTATCTCCAGTTCGCAGCCTGCCGCAACGAGGCCAGATTCAAGAAAAAGTGGGGCCTCGCATGAGAGAACTGGTGATTGTGCCCACTTTTGAGCGGCCCGCGCTGCTTCACTGCGCGCTCGAAGCCATCCGCGAGGCCGACCCGGCGCTCCCGATCCATGTTTTCCCCGATCGTGGCACCAACGCCCTCGACATTTGCCTGAAATTCGGTGCCGAACAGCACCGCACCATCGCCCACTCCCACTACGGCAACTCCTTCAACATGCTGGAAGCGCTGAAATGGGCCTCCACCCAGTCCTGCGCGCTTGTTCACATCATCGAAGACGACGCTATCGTCGGAAAAGGCTACTTCGAGTGGGCCCGCCAAGCCCTCCGCGCCAATCCAACCGCCTTCGCGGCCTGTGGGTGGAAGTTTTCCCCCGATTTCATCCCCCAAGACGGTCCCGATCTGCTAATTGGCTGGTATTTGTCAGTTACGGCTACCCTTCCCAAGTCCAACCTAGCCCCAATCCTCCAGCACGCGCGCCCGGACTACTACAACGACATGCGGGGCTACTTGGATCGCGTCTACCCCTCCTCCCCTTACCGTGGAACCAAGCATTTCGAGCAGGATGGCCTAGTTTTGCGGGTCATGCACTCGATGGGCCAACGCGCAGTGTGGCCCCGGCGGCCAAAATCCACCCATATTGGCTTCTTCGGCTATCATGCACCAGGAAACGCTCCAGATCTTCCTCTGGACCGCGCTGTAGAGGTCATCAAGCTCGCTTTGGCCCAACCCACCGTGCTCGCCAACCTCATGGCAGGCGGAAGGTTCCCGGAAATCGGCTTTTGCTGGGGATGTGGCCAAGCCCTGCTCGTTTCGAGCCCCTCCCCGGTGGTCTGTGCCCCCTGCTTCCACGCCAAACGCCCAAAACTCGCCCAAGCCTCGCCCTTCTACCACATCTCAACCCAACTACAGGAGTCTCTGTGGCCGACACTCGGTTAAAACCCCCTCGGGAAGATCGTTCCAGCCCCAAGTACCGCTTCCGCGAGACCCCAGGCCTTAAACCTGTCCTCCAGAAGGTCCCGGCCATGTCCACCGCTGATCCGCTCTACGAAATGCTCCCCTCCCCGGACAAACTGGAGAAACTGAAATGGATTTCGCGCTTGGGCACCAAGGGAGAGTATGCGCTGATCCGCCCGCCCGACAACCCGCAGGATTATTCCTCCATGTCGCGCTTGGTGCGGGCTTTTATGACCGAATCCCACGCTGTCGAGGATCGCCGCTGCAAAAACCGCTTGGAAAAGGTCATGCGCAACATCTACGACATGGCTTCGACGCCCGGCCCGCACGCGGTCAAGGCCGCCGAGTTCCTGTGGGATCGCGGCTGGGGCACGCCCAAGACCAGTGCCGATGACGGGGACGGAAAGCGCGGAAACGCTGGCTATCAAGTAGTAATCCTGCCCCCGCCGGGCGAACTGAGCAAAGTCCCAATCGAACACGAGAAATCCGCCCTGCCCCCGGTCCCCGACTTCATCGACGCCGAGTTCAAAGAAGGAGCCTGAAAATGGCTGACGTTCTTCCCCCCAACGACCGCAACTTCATCGTCACCCGCGACGAGTTCCGGCAACTTGCCGCCTTGGTCGAACAAATCCAAGCTGCCATGAACCACAACGCCCAGATCATCGACCTTCACCAGCACATCCTCGCCAAGTTTGTGCCCGAGCCCTTGCTCCAGAAAGCCTGCGACGAATACCATGCCAAAACCCAAGCTCCCAGCGCCTCCGACCAGTCCGTCAACTGAGGGCGGAGTCAAACTCGACTTCGCCTTCCAGGAATCGCAGGTCAAGCTGTTCAAGTGGGTGAAGCGCGGAGGAGGAACCTACCTCCAGCTAATCGCACCACAGTGCTTGGAGGTGGGTGGTTACCGCTCTGGCAAAACTTCTGGTAAGTTGATGTATGGAGTTATTAACTACTGTCTAGCCTTTGCCAAGTGCGACATCCTTGTGCTCCGGCGTACCACGCCCGAACTCGACAAGGGCGCTATCAGCGACTTCAAGACCTTTGTCCCTGAGGAGCTTTACGACTTCAACCACACCACCAAGACGGCTACCTTTAAGGATAACGGTAGTCGCGTGGTGTTCGGCAGTTGTCCCAACGATGTGGAACGCGACATCGAAAAGTACCTCGGGCAAGCCTACCCCTACATCCTCGTAGACGAGTGCTCCCAGTTCAGCCCGGACGTATGGGAGAAGCTCTATGCCCGTAACTCGATCAACCCCGGGTGCCAAGAGGACAAGTACGGTAACTTCCCGATCCCTGCCATCGTGGGCTGCACCAATCCGATTGGCGCGCACTGGGGCTACTATCACACCAAGTTTGTCCTGAAGGAGCCGGTAGACCGGCCCGAGGGTTCCCGCCGCGCTCAGGACAGTTCATGGTGGGTTCAGGAGGGCGGTGAGTGGGCCTGCATCTACAAGCCCTCCGACTATGCCGCTAACCACTCCACGGTCCTGACCAACCTGATCTACCGCAAGCGCGACCCCGGCTATGTGGATCGCCTGATGGCCCTGCCCAAGGCCAAGCGCGACAAGATGCTGTTCGGGTTGATGGACGCGGTTGGAGGGCAATACTTCGACTGCTTTAGCCCCGAGTATCATGTCCGTGACCTGCGCGCCGACCCGGAAGCCATCATCTGGCAGGACTGGCAGCCCGTGTGGGGCGGCCAGGACTGGGGCATGGGCCACTGGAATTCCTTCTACCTCTTCACCAAGGCCCTTGTGCGCCGGACGGTCAGCGACGAATACACCCTGAAAACCGTCTGCTTCCGCGAGGTTGCCCCCGATTCGACCGGCCACACCAACCGGGACTTTGTGGACATGATTGACGCCTGCGCCTACTACCCACGCCTTCCCGAAACCCACCCCCAGTTCTCGCGGATCTCGGGCAAACGCTGCGAGGTCCGGGCCATCTACTTCTCTCACGAAAAGTTCTCCCGTGTCATGGAAGCCCACTCGCCGGCTGATGAGTATTCCACGCTCCTGCGCGCCAAGGGTCTCCCGGCAGTCAGCCGCGCTACCCGCGATCGCATCGGCTCAGCCAGTTACATCTACAACCAGCTAAAAAGTGGCCACTTGGTCATCCTCTCCACCTGCCCCGGAATTATCCAAGCCATTCCCAGATTGCCCAGAGACCCAGATCAGTTGGACGACGTGGAAAAGCTCAACACCAGAGACGACGACCGCTATGACGGGTTCCGTTACGGGCTCTACGGGGAGTTCCAGAGCCGTGGCGTTCCCCAAGAGGAGCAGGACCGTATCTACGCCAAGGGCCTCGACCCGATGGCCCGGTTCTTCTACCTGCACAAGCGCAGCCACGAGCGCGAAAAATCCACCGAAATCTTCCGCCAGAAGGAGGTTCCCGTATGGCAGACCAAGTTCCTCTCGGATTAAGGCTCCGGGAGTTCCTGCGCTACCTGTGTGGCTCCCGCTTGAGCGCCCATCTTGAACTCGAACTCGCCCAGCTTCGCCAGGACTTCGAGGCTCGGCTACGTGAGCGCGATGAGCGCGCCGCTGATCAGCAAGCCGAGATCGAACGCCTCCGCGCCAAGGTGGCCGAATACGAGCTGGTCCTGATCCCGCTCAGTTCAGGCATCCGGCTAGGTCCACCCTCTAGCCCGCCCTCATTTCCCGACCCAATAGTAGAGCGAAGCTCGTGGCAGGCGATCCGGGATGAGCACCTAGCCCGTCAGGAAGCCGAACCCGCGCTTGAGGAGCAACCATGAAAACAGCAGACGGCAAGAAGAGTTTCGGGAGCGCCTTTCGCGCCCATCGCTATGACCGTGAGCATGAAGGTCCTCGCGCCGAAGCTCACCAGATGGGTGTGAACTCGGCAGCCATGCCCGAGGAGCAGGAGGAAGCGCTGGAAGAACAGGTCCACCCTGGCATCCATGACGAAATCCAGCAGGTTGCCGCCGAGCATGGGCCTGCCCACGAAATCCACATGCAGCATGACCATGAAGGCGGGGTACACCATGTCACCACCCACCACCCTGACGGCTACGTGCATGAAGCCGACCACCCTTCCGCTGAGCACGCGCACACTCACGCGGCTCATGCTGCTGGACTGGCTCCGCCTGAGGAGCCCGAAGAAGAGGCCCCCGAGCACCACTCTCCGAAGCCCAAGAAGGCGAAGGCTGAGGAAAAGGACGAATACGAGCCTGAAGCGCTGCCGGACTGACGCCGATGCCTTGGGATGAGGTCATGCACAAGTGGTCAGCGGGAACGCTCAAGTCGGGCGGGTCCGGCAAGCCTGTGCGTTCTCAGAAGCAGGCCGTAGCGATCATGCTCAGTGAGAAGCGCAAGGCGAAGTCCAACCCTGAATACCGCTCCAGAAAGTTCGCTCACGCCGGAGGCAGACATGGCTAAATTTGCCCACGCTACAAAGCGTGTTTCGCTGGGCTCCAAGGGCTCATTCAATGTGCGTAAA